GTCTGTTTGCCTTGTGTTTGAGGAAGCAGAGTGCGTATCATTGGGCTCTGGGTACAACGAATGGTCGTCCGCATATTTATGCGATGATGGCGAATTTGTATCCAAGGAAACTTGCGAAGGCAACGTTGAGTGTAGCTCGGACGGTGGTGAAGGATCAGCAGGCTCCACCATTGGAGTTTATTGGGGAGGCGATAGATCACATGTATCGATTGATGAAGATAGATCTTTCTGAGAAGACTCATGTGCCATTTTCCTTGAAGCCGTTGGAGGGGATGTATTTAGGTGCTTCTGCAGGATTTACTAACCAGAAGGCGTATGAGATTCCAGTCTCAAAAGATATGCCACATCCTGTTAAGGTATCAGGTCGAGGGAAGAAGGCTGATCATTTTGATCAGTACATGAATCAGATTTTGGAGTTTCTACGTACAGGGGTGGAGCCTCCAGTTTTCTGGACATTACCACCGAAGAATGAGAATGCTCAGACTTTTTCAAAGCAGATGGATGATGCGCTTTGGGCGGCGACTTTGGATAAGTTGCGAGTGTTTAATATTCCGAGTGGCATATATATAATGTTGGAACGGGTGTGTTGTTATTTTCGTCACATGAAGGAGCGTGGTTGGGCGATTCGTATAGGACATAAGTGGGGTAGGGGAGGAGCGGATTCAATTGCGCAATGCCTGGGAGTAGATTCTACCAATTGTTGGAGTCCTGAATTTGTGGAGGGAGATGTGGAGAAATTTGACCAGGCAGTATTAGAAGTATTTGTTAACCTCTATTATTCGACAATGCTAATACATCATGCGCCAGGGGAGGATAAGGATATATTCGAGAAGGTGAATAAGTTCCTGTTGAAGGTGATGTTGAATCGTATCACGAAGATCTTTGGAGATGTGTGGGTTACTATTAAGGGAGGAGTTCCTTCTGGTTCGTACAATACGTCCGATATAGATTCTTGGGTGATGTTGTTGTACTTCTGTCTGTTTTGTGTATGGCAGATAGCAATGGCACCACCTGAGCACCAGGAGGAACTAGAGTTGGTTTTTCTTGCCATTTTGAGGATAGTGGTTTATGGTGACGACCACGTTTATAGAAAAGGGTTAGGGATTGCTTCTCATTACTTTTCTGGAGCGGCATTTGCTGACTTTTTGTTGAAGCACTTTAATGTTAAGTTACGAGATATTAAGGATGGAATTCCCTTTGTGAGTGTCACAAAGGATGGGTGGATAATGAGGGAAGGGGTTACTTTTTTGAAACATCAATTCATAATAAACCCTGAGAAGGGAGCTGGGCAGAGTAAATTTCTTCCGTTTAGGGAATCAAGAGAGGTGATGATTAGGGCGATATGGGGTCGAGAGACCCGGTTTAGGGATGAGGTCGATGTTCTCTTGTCTATCATAGGGCATGCTTATGGTACCTATGCGGCGAATCCAGATGCCTACGATCGGTTGAATTTGCTTTATAAAGAGATTGTGGGCGTGATAGGGGTGGAGAATTTAGGGAGTCGACTTGTGGAGAGGGTGGGGCATGATGATTTAAAGAAATTACGTCAGTTGGGGATATCTGAAGAGGATATCCTATCGGGGTTTCCTGCTTGGGAGACCTTGGTGAGTAGGAATGTGCGAGACGAGGCTTATCAGGACATATCTTCATTGGCGTTTGATACCTTAGATCCTGTTGATTTGGACTGATAAAGTCAGGAAGTTTGAAATTGAGTTAATCTCCGCGTTAGGCGCGTGAAAAAGGAAAATAGAAAAATA